CGACAGTCAGACCTATCAGAACCTTGAAGCGGTCGGTGCTTCGTTCTACCAATACACGCTGCTCGGTTGGGTTCGCAGACTAGAAACAGCGTTCAGCGAAATGCTGCCATTAACACAACAGGTTCGCTTTAACGCTCAAGAATTTTTGCGAGCCGATCTGATGACCCGTGTTAAGGCGCAACAAATCCAAATCTTGTCGGGCACGATGACACCGAACGAGGCACGAGAGATAGAGAACCGTGAACCATACGAGGGTGGCGATCAGTTCGTTGCGCCTTCAACAACACCTGTTGTCGGCACAGACGCTATGCCACCAGAAAAGTAAAACATTTATGCACTCAGCAAAAGTAACAGTCGCAACCACAGCAACACTTATTGTTTCAGCAGACGATAAACCAAGAACGATTTATATTCATAATGCTGGTGGTGCGAAAATCTATGTTGGTGGTTCAAGCGTCACAACAACTACAGGATTTCATATCGGTAATGGTGAATCACAAGAATTGTTTGTTCCAACAAATGAAAAACTTTATGCGGTTGTTGCTTCTAGCACAAACGATATTCAAGTTTTGACACCTGACTTGGATTAGTTATGCCTTACGAAGTAATTATGAACGCAACAAATTGTGAAGGTCACGCTGTTGTAAAAGTTGGCACTATCGAAGCGATTGATGGTGGTTGTCACGCAACACATCAAGAAGCAATAGATCAGATGACTGCTCTTAATATCGCTACAGCAGACGAAAGAAAAATACACAAACGGAACGAAGAACTTGTTGCGTTTATTGATGCAGCGATTTTAATTTTGAATCAAGGCAAAGCGTATTATCAGGCTGAAGAAGTAGAGCCAGAAGTTGAAGGCGAAATGGAAGATGAGCCAGATGACGAAGGCGAAATGGAAATCGATGAATACAGGGCGGTTAATCTTGTTGCACCTGCTTTTATGCGTGTATCTGCAAAGCGTGGTTTAGCGTTACACGAGCAAGGCAAATCAGGTGATGGTCTTGTGCCTGCGACTGTCGCTGATGCTCGCCGTATGGCGAACGGCGAAGCGTTAAGTGAGAATAAATGGCGCAAAATCTCACCTTGGATAGCACGACACATCGTTGATCTTGACGCAGTTCAAGGCGATGAAATAACTGCTGGACTTGTAGCGATGTTGCTGTGGGGTGGCGGTTCAAGTAAATCAAGCGCAAGACGAGCGCAAGCATACGCAGAACGCATCGTGTCTCAACTCGATGACCTTGAGAATCGTGCGCCTGCACCAAAGAAAGACCAAATCAAAGGCAGCGACACGAACCCTAAAGGCTCAGCAAAAGATAAAACAGGTGGCATTGTCATCAACGAAGCAACTGAAACTGCTTTACAAAACAAAGTTACAGATCACAATGACAAGATGAAAGAACGCAACCGCCCTGTTTGGACACGAACAACAATGGGTGCGGTCAAATCTGTTTATCGGCGTGGCGCAGGTGCATTTTCAACATCGCATAGACCTGGAGTTAGCAGAGGTCAATGGGCGATGGCACGAGTAAATGCTTTCTTGTATTTGTGCCGAACAGGTGCGCCAGCGAATAGTGCTTACATCACGGACAACGATTTGCTTCACCCTGAACACCCAAAGTATTCAAAAAGTGGCAAAGACAAGTAACATAAACTAATGTGAGGTAACTATGAGCGAAACATTTAACTGGGTTGCGAAACCGATTGATGAGAAACGAACTATCGCATACAGCAATCTTGAAGTTCGTGCCGAAGGCGAAGGCAACACACTTGTCGGATACGCAGCAGTTTTCGATTCACCTTCAGAACCAATGCCGTTTATCGAATATGTCAAGCGTGGTGCGTTTAGCAAAACGATCAACGATGGTGCAGATGTTCGCCTACTAATTGATCACGAAGGAGTGCCATTAGCAAGATCAAAGTCAGGCACACTCGCATTAGAGGAAGATGAGCGTGGTTTGCGTGTCGAAGCGGAACTTGACCCAAGCAACCCTGACGCAGCACGAATCATCTCAGCGATGAAACGAGGCGACCTTAATCAAATGAGTTTTGCTTTCAGAACCATTAAAGATAATTGGTCTGATGATCGCACCGTTCGTGAACTTCGTGAAGTTCAGTTGTTTGATGTGAGCGTTGTTACCTTCCCTGCTTATGAGCAGACGGTGGCAGAGTTGCGGAACGCTTCCGCACCTGTTATTATCGCACCGACTTCGAAGTTGCGTTTGCGTTCATCGCAGATCGCAGTTGAGAAGTTGCGTAGCCGTTAAACAGCCGACCAATTCGGTCACTGGTTTTATCACTCAGCACAATTAAAACCGATTGACCATTGGAGGTCACAATGTCATTTAGCGCAACACTTATTGAAAAGCGTGACGCTGCACTTGCAAAAGCTGAAGCAATCGTTTCGGCAGCACAAGCAGACGCACGAGAACTAACAGCAGAGGAAGATGCCGATATCACCTCGGCACTCGCCGATGTTCGCTCACTTGATGAACAAATCGAAAAGCACACCGAACTTGAAAAGCGTTCAGCAGAAGCAGCAGAACTTCGCAAAGAAAAGAAGTTTGATGTGGCTGTAGGTGGAACTGTAGTCAAGTCTGAGGCTCGCACTTACAGTCCACAAGCAGAATCATCGTTCATTCGTGACGCTTACGCAGCACAATTCAACAACGATTTCGCTGCGAAAGATCGTCTCGCTCGCCATATGAACGAGGAAAAGATTGAACGCCGTGATGTAACCAGCGCAAACTTTGCTGGTTTGGTTGTTCCACAATTCTTGACCGATCTCGCAGCACCGTTCGCTCGTGCAGGTCGAGTCACTGCTGACCTTGCTCGCAAGCACCAACTGCCAGACGCAGGTTTGACTTTGAGCATTAGCAAAGTTACGACAGGTTCGGCAACAGCGTTGCAGACCGAAGGTTCAGCAGTTCAAGAAACAAATATGGACGACACGAAACTTGATCTCACCGTCAAGACTTTCGCTGGTCAGCAAAATGTTTCTCGTCAATCGCTTGAGCGTGGCACAAACATCGACAGCCTCGTAATGGCTGACCTCGTTTCGTCATATCACACGGTTTTGAACACCGCCGTTGTCGCTGAACTTCTTGCTTCAGCAGGACAGTCAGTGACTTACACCGATGCTTCACCAACGGTTGCGGAACTTTATCCAAAACTTGTTGATGCGATTCAGAAAGTTCAGACAACTTACTTTGCTGGACCGAATGTAATCATTATGCACCCACGCCGACTTGCGTTTATCTTGGCGGCAGTCGATGGTCAGTCACGACCGCTTGCTGTTCCAACACCGTCAAGTTCAGGTCAGCCTGCATACGCTTACGGTTCAGGCGCACCGCTTTACGGCAATAGCGGTTACAGCATTGTCGGTTTGCCTGTCTACACAGACGCAACCGTCAGCATCGTGCAAGGCGCAGGCTCGAATCAGGACACGATCTATGTCGGTAACTCGCAAGAGTTGCACTTGTGGGAACAGGGTTCAGGCGAGCCAATGATGTTGCGTTTTGAGCAACCAAAAGCAGCCGAACTTGATGTCACAATGATTGTGTATGGCTACAGCGCATTCACAGCAAACCGTTACCCAGATGCTTGGGCACAAATCAACGGCACTGGATTAGTCACACCAACATTCTGATTCAGTTCAGTTATTGTTTTAAGGTTGCTGATATCCTTCGGGGTGTCAGCAACCTTAAACTATTTATGGGGTATCTATGAGCAAACAAATTGACGCACTTCTCGCAGAGCGAGCAGGTTATGAGCGCAGAGGTTTGAAAGATCGTGTGAAAATGGTTGATGCTGCGTTGCGTGAACTTGGTTTCGACAACAAATATATGTTCGATGTTGAGGTTGCTTCGGTTGAACCTGTGGTAGAAACATCTGTGTTGAAGCGTGGCAAGAAAAAGAAAGTCTGATCTATGGCAATCACGAACGGTTATTGCACTCTTGCGGAAATCAAATCGGCTTTACGCATAACCGATTCAACCGATGACACACTTCTTGAAAGTGCTGTCGAGTCTGCGTCACGGCGCATAGATGGCTACTGTGGCAGGTTCTTTTATAAGACGAGCAGCACCGCTATCCCGATGTATTCTTATGACGAATATCTTTTAATCTTTGGGCGAGATGTAGCAAACACTTCGGTCACAATAAAAATTGACTCGGCAGGCGACGGCACTTACGCAACCACGCTGAGGCAAGGAACTGATTATGTTTTACAGCCACGAAATGTGCCTATCTTTGCACGCCCATATGAGTCTGCTCGTATGGTTGGTGGCGCAACCTTCCCTTTATTGACGACACCATCGTTTGAGACGGTTCAGGTTACAGCGTTTTGGGGTTGGGATTCGATACCTGACGACATCAACCAAGCCTGTATTTTGCTTGCTATGCGACAGTTCGCACGCTTAAATGCTGCGCTGGGCGTGGTCGGTTTTGCTGATATGGCGATCACGGTTCGGGCTGTTGATCCTGATGTTCGTGATTTGCTTTCACAGTATCGCCGTTTCGGTATCGCCTAATGGCAGCAACAGTTTCTCAGGTCGCTACAGGGCTGGCTACAAGGCTCGCCACAATTTCGGGGCTAAGGACTTCTACCTATCAGCCTGAGCAGTTGAATCCGCCTGTCGGCTTTCCTGTTCTCAACCGCATCGAATATCACAAAGCGTTTCAAGGTGGAAATGTTGTTATGGATTGGAGTGTGTATGTGATCGTAGGCAGATACACGGACAGAAACGCTTTCGCAACGCTCGATGCTTTTCTTTCCTATTCAGGTGCGACAAGTATCCGTGCCGCTATCGAAGGCGACAAGACGCTTGGTGGCATATGTCAAACTTTGGTGCTACAGTCAGGTGCGAACATTACGAGTTTAAGTTCTGCTGACGCAGAGTTTTTACAGATACAGTTCCAAGTAACAGTTCACGGATAGGACAAACGATGGCAAACTACAAAGTGATTAGCGACAACTGCACTCTCGGTGCGCAAGGCACAAACATTTCAGGTGACGATCTTGAAGGTTTGAATGTTGATGCGCTTGTTGAGGGTGGACATTTGGCTGAAGTTAATGTTAAAGTTTCCAAACAAGAACCGAAAGAAAGCGACAAATAGTTATGGCAGTTTTAGTTTTGACAGATGCTTCAATCACAGTCAATGCGATTGCGTTGAGCGACCACGCCAACAGCGTCACATTGAACTATGAAATTGACAGCGTTGAGACAACAGCATTTGGCAGCACGGGGCACAAGTTCGCTGGTGGTCTGCAAAACAATTCGCTTGATATCGAGTTTATGCAAGACTTCGCAGCATCAAATGTTGAAGCAACTATTTATCCACTTGTTGGAACGACAACAACTGTTGTAATCAAACCAACTTCGTCTGCTGTTAGCGCAACTAACCCTTCCTACACCCTGACTGGGACATTCCTTGCAGCGCACACACCTGTGGCAGCAGCCGTTGGTGAATTGGCGATGACATCGCTATCGTTCACTGGTGGTGTTTTGACTAAGGCAACTGCGTAACCAAAATCAAATAGAAGGAGACAGTAATGAAAATTGCTTTACAAGTCGAATATCTTGACGGCACTATTGAGCCCGTTGATGCGGTGTTCGCTGACTTCGTAGGGTTCGAGAGAACTTGGCAACGCTCTGTTGTTCGTCTTGAAACTGAGATGCGTCTAACCGATCTTGCTTGGCTTGCTTGGTCTGCTCTCACACACAGAGGCAAAACGAAACTGAAGTTTGACCCTGATTGGATTGCGACTGTCGCTCAGGTTACGCCACGAGACGAGGGTGATTCCCCAAAAGAATAAAGTTCGGTGACGATTCAGCACACTGGCTGATCGCTCACCTAGCACACGAGTATCATATTGCGCCATCTCTATTGCTTGCTGAGAGTGAGGAGATGTTAGAAACGATGTTGGCGTATCAGCGTTGGGTTGTAAAGCAAGCGAATCGCAGGCGCAAATAAAGTATGATGTGCGCCTATGCAAAGCGAAATCAAGTTCTACGGGATAAACGAGACACTGTTTTATCTAAAGAACTATGAGAAAGAACTGTTTAACGAGTTTAAAACCAAGTTGGCTGACGCTGCGAAACCGTTGGCTGATTTAGTTGGGTCACGGTTTCCGACTGCGCCTCCGCTAGAAAATTGGCATAGTTCAGGTGGGCGTGTTGGTGTCAAACGGATGCCAGCGTATCGAGCGTCAAGCAAAACTGTTCAAGCAAAATCAGGTGGTTTTGTCCGCAAGACCGCCAAAGGTGGCTACGGGATTCTGCGTATTCAACAGATGGACGGTGGCGGTCAAGTTTATGACTCGGCAGGTATCGGCACATACGAATCAAAGAACTCAACATTCATAAATAATTTAGATAAGCATTTGAAAACAAAAAGCAAGCGTGGCACTACTCGTTCTCGTATTCTTTACGGCGCAGTTAAAAGCAATCAGGCTATGGTTGAGGAAGCGGTGCTGAAAGTTGTTAAAGAAGTTGATGGCTACACCACACGCCGAATTAACGAAAGCAATACGAGGTAAATAATGGCTGTTGGCATAAATATTCTCACCGATTTCGATTCAAAAGGTATATCGAAAGCGATCGCAGAGTTCAAGAAACTTGAAACAGGCACGGAACAGGCAGGGTTCGTTCTCAAGAAAGCGTTTCTGCCTGCTGTCGCTGCGCTTGGCGGTTTAGCGTTTGCAGGTTTCAAGGCTGCCGAAGCAGCAGCAGCAGACGAATTAGAACAGGCGAAACTCGCTCAAACCTTAGAGAAGGTCGTTGGTGCTACTTCGGGCACGGTTGCTTCCACTGAGGCGATGATCAAATCTATGTCTCGTGCTTCGGGCACGGCTGACACAGAACTTCGTGCTGCTCTGTCCTCGCTGGTTATCGGCACAAAGAACTTGACGCAAGCGCAAGAGGGTTTGGCGTTGGCACAAGATATTGCTACTGCGTCAAATGTGCCGTTGCAGTCCGCTGCCGATGCACTTTCCAAAGCATATTCGGGCAACTATAAAGCGTTACAAAAGTTGTCGCCTGCGTTGCGTGACCTGATCAAAGACGGGGCAAGCACCGAAGCGATCTTTGCTGATCTATCGAATACTTTTAGTGGGGCTACCGCTAACGCTGCTGAGACTGCTGCTGGCAAAATGAAAATCTTAAAGAACAATGTCGCTGAGTTTCAAGAGAGTTTGGGTGCAGCGTTGTTGCCTGTGCTTGAGAAAACGACTTCGGTGCTTACTGCGGTGTTCGGTTTTATGGCTGACAACGAGAAAGTGGTGTTGGCTTTGGCTGCTGCGATAGCCATTCTTGCTACGGGCATTGTTGTTTTCAATATCGCTATGGGTATCGGCACGGTCGTTATGCAAGCGTTCGGTGCTTCTGCTGTAGCAGCGCAAGCAGCGATGTTACCTATCGCTTTGACTATCGCTGGCATCGTTATCGCTTTTGTCGCTGTAGCAGCAGCAGTGATTTACGCCTACAAAAACTTTGAAACATTCCGCAATATCGTGAACGCCGTAATTAACTTCGTGATCGATATAGTCGAGTTCTTTGTTAATGGGTTCATCAGATATATAAATCTGATTATTTCTGTTATTAACAAGATGATTGATGTCGCTAATTTTTTTGGTGCTGGTCTTAAAAAGATAGGCACGATAGGCGAAGTTCAGTTAGGCAAAGTCGGTCAATCATCTCAGATGACAGAACAGCAGTTAAAGAACCTTGAGCGTCAAGCATTGAATACTGCTAATGCGGTGCGAATGGTTGTTACGCCTGAGAACCAACTTAAAACGCAAGCAGATCGCTACACGCAGATGGCTTTAAGTATGGGAAAGTTTGTGGACTACACAGGTAAAGGTTACAAAGAAGTTTCAACTAGCGGTGGTGCTGTCGAATCGGCTGCCGACAAATTAAAAAAATATATTGACGCAATAAAGGGCGTGACTTCGGCTCAGCGTTCGTTGCGTGACGCTAACAAGGCTGTAGATGAATCAAATAAGACTCTGTTAGAGAAAACGAACGCATTAACAGAAGCACAAAAACGATTCAACTTAATCACTAAGGGTTATGGCAGAGAATCTAAAGAAGCGAAAGATGCCGAAAAAGAACGCTCAAAGGCTGAGCGTGCAGCAGAGCGAGCCAAATATGCTTTAGAGCAAGCGGTGTTCGCTGTCAAAGAGGCTGAACTTGAATTGGCTGAAGTTCGCAAAGACCCGAAATCTACGCCACAAATGATTCGAGAAGCAGAAATCAAATTGGCTCAAGCAAAACTATCTGTCGCTGACGCTACCGATTCGCAGAAAGAATCCGTTGATGCTTTGACTGCTTCGCAACAAAAACTAGATGAGGTTGTGAACGGTGCTAAAGAAGGTAGTGACGCTTATAAAGATGCGTTAAATGATTTGTTGTCGGCTGAGAAAGATCAGCGTGACGCTATAGACGCACGGGTTGCGGCTTATGAGCGTTTGGCTGACGCTACGAGAGATTTGGCTGACGCTGAACAGGAACGCCGTGAGGCTGGTAAAGGAGTTTCTAAAACTGATCGTGAAACTGCTGACGCTGCTGCAAATGCTGCTTCTACTGTTGTTATTCCTGCTGTTGTCAGTGTGTTGAAGCCTGCGGTTGATGCCGTTAAAGATGTTGTTGATACTATTGCTGCACCTATCGCAGCGTTGCCTACACCATCGGAACTTGAACAGATAGGTCGTATCGGGCGTGGCGATTTCTCGGGCATAGATTTAGGTGTCATTCGTATTCCTTCTCTTGAGGAATTGTTGGGTGGCGGTATCGGAACATTGATGGCTGACGGAGGTGTTGTTACACGAGCGACAAGCATTATTGCTGGTGAGGCAGGCGCAGAAGCAATTATTCCTCTTGACCGTATGAGTTCGATGGGTAGCACTTACAACATTCAAGTCACGGCTGGTATGGGTGCTGACGGCAAAGATATCGGCACACAGATCGTTAATGCTTTGAAGCGTTATGAGCGAACGAACGGTGCTTTGCCTTTGACGGTGGCATAAATGGCTACCACTCTCGCTTCAGGCGAGCAGATAACTGTTCTTGCTGAAGTTGGTTTCATCACGAACTTCTTTGTGCTTGACGATGCAGAAGCAGGCGTTCTAAATAATACAGAGTTCGTGCTTGACGGCAACCTTGTCGGTGTGGACATTACAGAATACTGTCAAGAGGTTTCGATTACTCGTGGCAGACAAGATCAGTTCGCACAATTCAACGCAGGTCAATGCTCGCTTACTTTGCTGAATAACGACAGAAGGTTTGACCCGATCAACACTGATTCACCTTATTATGATGTGACTGCTGGGCGTTCGGGTGTTGTGCCACGTCGAAAAGTAACAATTACTTCGGGCGCAAACTATCTTTTCACAGGGCGCATCACCGATATAGATGTTGTTTATAATCACAATCTCAGCACCGTAACGATTACGGCAGCAGACGATTTCGTGTTGTTAGCGAACACAGTTATTCAGACTGACACAACTCCATCAGTTGAATTGTCGGGCGCACGAGTTAATTATCTTTTGAACCTGCCCGAAATTAACTACCCATTAACAACACGCAACATTTCTACAGGTTTAGCAACATTAGGTGCATACACAATCACCGCCAACACAAACGCTTTAACATATCTGCAAGAGATAGCCACAAGTGAGCAGGGTGCTTGCTTTATTGCTGCGAACGGTGATCTAACTTTTACTGATCGTCTTGACGCAGCGTTTCCTGTTGTCGCAGCCCAATTTTCTGACACAGGTTCAAACATTCCCTATACAGCGTTACAGGTTATTTATGGTCAAGAGTTTTTGTATAACCGTATTCAGGCAACGATTGAAGGTGGCACAGTTCAAATCGCTAATGATGCTGCGTCACAAGCAGAGTTTGGTATCAGCACATATGCGCTACCTAATTTGTTGCTTCAATCCAATGCTGAAGCCTTAACTTTGGCGAACTATCTAGTCGGCTTATACGCCAACCCACAGTATCGGTTTGACGATATAGGGCTTATCACTTCGGCTATGTCCGCAACAAACCGCAACACTATCAATGCTTTAGATTTGCAAGATGTTGTTACCGTAACCCGAACCTATACCACTGGTTCGCCTCTTTCGGTTACAGATTATTATGCGGTGGAACGACTTACGCATCTGATTACGGCTGGTGAACATCGGGTGACTGTCGGATTATTCAACGCCGAGATTGTATTCCAATTCGTGCTTGATGACGCAATTTTTGGTGTGCTAGATAGCACGAACGCATTGGCGTAGGTTATACTAAGCGACTATGGCGATACAAGATTTTACGGCAGGTCAGATTTTGACTGCGGCGCAAATGGACGCACTTCAGGCAAACGATTACAATCAAACGGTCAGCACAAAAACTGCGTCTTACACGCTCGTTGCTGCCGATAAAGGCACTCGAGTTGTGATGAACAGCGCAAGTAGCACGACGATCACGGTCAATACAAGTTTATTTAGCGCTGGCGACACTTTGTTTTTGCAAAACATTGGTGCAGGTGTTTGCACGGTTACGGCTGGCACGGCGACGGTGTCGAGCGCTGGTCCGTTGGCGATACCGCAATACGGTAGTGGCACACTTTATTTCACTAGCGCAAGTGTGGCTATCTATTTTCCGTCAGCGGTAACAACGTCGTCAGGTGCATTGACTTATATTGGTGGTGGTGCTTTAACGGCGGGGGCGTCGGAAACAGCATTTACTAATGTTTTCAGTTCAACCTACCGCAATTATTTGGTTACTTTTAATAATATTTACGCCACGAGTGCGTCGGCAAATTTTGGTATTCAACTTTCTGGCACAACTACAGGATATGAGTATGGTGCATTTAGAATTGAGCCAACGGCGGCGGCTTTTTGGCAAGGTTCGGCGTCGACAAGTTTTCCACGAATGGGAAGTGCTTACAATAGTGCAACATTTCAGGCAACTGCTGGATATTGCTGGATTTTTGACCCACAAACAACAAACGCCAATAAGCGATTTCAATTCCAAACAAGCTGTTTGAACGGCGACACTATTATCGGATATGGTGCATTAAATAGCACTACTCAATATACGGGATTAAAATTTATTGTTACTTCAAACAGTTTCGCCGCAGGTAATGTTTTCATTTACGGGCTAGCAAACAGTTAGGGTTTTATGAAGAAAACTATCCATAATCTTGCAACAGGCGAATCCGAAACTCGTGATATGACTGCTGATGAAATTGCCGAACACGAAATTTATGCAGCCGAAGCCAAAGCAATAGAACAAGCACA